TCACCAAGGGAGGCGTCGCCAGCCAAGAAGATTTCTATAGCATCACCGTTGGCATTACCGCCAGTAAACCTTAGATGCGGAGAATCAAGAACTTCACCAAAACTAGTGTTGGCTCCAGAAAGAATAAGGTGAGCGGAGTTTGACGAAAGGTCAGTTATGTCTCTCAGAGTAAGAGACTTGAACGCTGGTGTGTTCGATTTAGTATCTATGCGTAAAAATTGACCTTGAGAACCGCCCGTCACGCGAACACGGGATATATCGCCAAGAGTTAGAGTTTCCGCACCAGAAGTTGCGAATGTTACATTAGCGTTGAATGTGGTGTTGGCATTTACGGTGAAAGTCTTTGGATCTATGATTGTATTGGAAGCAACAGTAATAGTGCCACCAGTTAGCGTAGATGTATTTCCACCTTTTAAAATATTTGTTCTAAATTCGTTAGCTGAGAATGTCCCTTTAATGTGTCCATTACCTACAGCAACTCCTCCGCGATTAGCAGATCCATCTCTAGCAACTGTAACCACATTATTGCTAATAATTGTAGCAATATAGTTGGTATTCAGTCTCCATGAATTGAAGCTAGTATTCAGTTCTGTATTTGAAACATTAACTGTCATTTTAAATTCTCTATTCTCTTAAAGGTGGTATTACTTATTTATTAGAGTTGTCAGCATGGATTTTATGTCACCCATATCTTTTTTCAACTCTTCTATTTCTTTTTGCATAACCTTTTCTTTTTGCGCTTTCATTTTCATTGTTTGATACTCTCTATCAGCAGCCTCATCAAAGAAAAACACCACACCCGAGTCAGGATCTTTCCTCAATTCGGGGTGGTTTTCTACATGCAAAAGTTTCATATTATATAAGGTTGAGAGGCGACTTGTGCGTAAATGTGCTTATTGCATGAACCTCTGGTGAATATGCAGTTCCCTTTCCATCAGGTCTAGTAAAGACAACCTTTAATTGGTATTCGTCTACACCATGATGTACTGATCCATCCCCAGAACGATAAGAGATAACACCATTATTACTACTATTTTCGCGCACCACATTAGATAGTCCTAAGAAGTTGTCCCCATCATTATTAGCTGACAATCTATGATGTAAGAATACTCTATCATTTCTATCTGATAATGTGGAATTCTGTTTTGGTGTAGTTGAGTATAATGTCAACTGAGTGAAGTTCTTATCTTCAATAGGCTCTGCGTCGTTATCATTTCTAACACGAACATAAAGCTGAACGCCACTTTCGGCTGGCAAATACGCTTGAGTAACTATCTTCATTCTTTCTGATGCGGTACTACTCACATCATTAGTGGCTCTTGTCACGCCAGAAATATATCTAGCTTCTGCGCCACCTGATGGGAAAGTTTCATTCGCAGTAGAATCATTAATCCTTTCTCTAGAAGCATTAACTGTGACGTCATCAGCATCAATAATAGGGGAAACTCTCGCATCGCTGGTAGAGAAAACACCGCGAACCAACAATGACTTATTGGAAGAATTAGACTTACTGTAAACCCTTTTCTGGCGGTTCTCAAACCTAGCTGATGTGCCGCCAGTTACAGGAGCCCAAATAGGGTCGAGAGTTCCGGTTGTTGATGCCGCTTTAATAAACCAAGACAATTCGGTATCTCTTGGTATTCCGAAAGATGTGTTCAATGTTACTGAATCAATCTTGGGGTCGATAATCGCATCAACTTTCGCAGAGGCTCCAAATTGCTGACCGCGAATATATTCGGAAGCAGCGAATCCTCCAGAAGAGTTGACTAGACGTATTCTACCGAAGTCGGTATTAACAAAAATCAAATCACCTGTAGCAGTAGTGTTCGCAATAAACGAACTCGTGTTTCCGCACCAAGCGTTTGAGGCAAGGTACAAATGATCATTGTTGGCACCAGTTGTGGTGGGGTAATTTTTAAACGCATCAATTTTAACAGTGACGCTACCAGAACCTGATGCTACGATTTTACGAACTGTTCCTGTCGCATAACCAGAATCAGCAATTTCACCAGCGATGGCAGCTGTTCTTGATCTTAGGTGGTCGCCTACAGAAATTGTTTGGTTGTTAGCAAAAGTGAGTATAGACTCTCCCCTGATAGATTCGTCCATCTGGAAACCAGTAGAAGAAGTTGATCCACCTGTAGGCGTGATATCAGAAATATTCAGGAAGTCTAGATCTTTATTTTCAAAGACAAACGAGCAATCCGTTCCACCCAGATCAGTCTTTGTGGAGAACTTCTTATAGGAAATATTAAACTTCAAATACTCGTCAACCAAAGGAGACCAGACTGATCCAGTCGCCGAACCATATAATTTCTTAACTTCTGGGGTGACATATGCGCTGATATTCGTAGACTTATCTCTTCTATTTTTTGTAGCAGACCACAATTCAAAATCCGTTCCGTCTTCATTTGGCAGAACAGTAAGAGCATATGTTACGTTCTTTGATAAAGTGACACCAGACTTAAATGTGAACCTCGTTTTAGTCGTTCCATTAGAAGAAACATTAATAGAGTTTCGGTATATTGGGTCGGTTTGAGTAATAAGTTCTGTGGTTGGTCTTCCTCTAGAATCAGTTCTTCTGATTTGAACTATCACAGAAGCGTTTGAGTTTGCTGGTCTCTTGGCGAAATACAAATCAATATATTCTAAATGCGGATTGTTGACAGTCACAACAAAAGATTGTGACAAGAAATCTGGGATCTCTTCAGTAATTTGACCATTGGTGACCTTTGTCATCGAAGAATCAGCAGATATTTCAGAGCGAACAATCTGAGTGGTGGCAACGGCAGGAGCTTTCATACCTGAAACATTTGACGCTGCGTAATAATACTGACCGCATCTAGTTGTAGCTCCAACCTTTCCTGAACTAATGCCATTGCCATATGGAGGCTTAACATCACTGACTTCTAGAAGATGCTTATACCCTTTAAACTTCATGGTGTTGTCGTTTGGTATTTTAAAATAAAACGTCAAACTGCCAGCGGCATTTGTTATCAAAGCACCATTATAAGATGTTTTGTTATCGGGGGAGCAATATCTAGAAACATCCCTGCCATCAAATCGTGGCCAAACTCTGGTGTTGGGCTTTAGTCCGTTACATTTTACCTCCTGTGCTGTGTGCGCCTTCAGAGTATAGTTATTTGTGCCATTTACAAATGCTGAAACATCAGAGAACTCTGCCAGTCCAGTATAGTCTAACCCTGCCTTCCTATACTGTTGAAGCAAACTAGCTGATGTTGATGAGGATACTGTCATAATTGAATTCCTAGTTTATCCCTTTTCTATTCTTTATTTATTATGGACCACGAAGTTGTTGACAACGAATGTGTCGTCACCATCAACATCAAGGTTGTACACGGCAACAGTCTCTTCCCGCATCCCAATAGTTCTAAGTCTATCTTCATGCGAGGATTGTAGTTCGCTGTACTTAATTAGTTTGTCTCCAGCAACAAGCTCTGCAACTTCTAGATCTGGATGAAGTTCTTTAGAGGCATCCACATTGAAAGACTTCCAACCAGAAACTGTTAATACTGGGTGTGAATCAGTCAATTCTAAAGAATCATTGATTGTGTATATGTCTCTAGTTTCAACAGGCAAGTGGTGTAGTTCTAGCACCTGATTTATACCGCCATCTAAACCCAAAACCAAATCGCCTAACTGGACATTCTCGATAGATCTATAAGTTCCATCAGCCATCAAAACTTGAGAGCCAGCAAGGAAACACCCGCTGCCACCGAAGCGTGGACCTCTTCTGAATGGCGGTCTTGGTTTAACTGCAGCCTTAACCGCAGGTTTAGGCGCAGCCTTAACCGCAAATTTGCTGGTGGATGGTATTATACTCCCAGTTGAAACATATGTGTAAGAGGTGCAAGCAGCTGGTTGTGACAGCTGTTGTATATGACAAATAGAGTGCTTCAGATTCATAGTACCATTGTAGAGTTTGACGGGAGTAGATGTTGAGACTGTCACGGGTCGCCTTGTGGTAGCGAAACCTTGAGCCACTAGGTTATTTCCTCCATTTACTACAGTGGTGATTATGTTATCAGTTACAGTGGTATTAACACTACCAGAAGCCAACTCTAATTCTATATCTTCAAGAGTTGGTATAGCTCTCATCGGATCGCTAGTAAATGATAAATCAGAACTACGCAAAGTGTTAATCGTAGACGACGAAGGTCTTGGATCAGTAACGATGGAATCTTTTGGCGGCTCGGGCGCACCAATTGGGTCATCGGGTCGAAGAACGCTTGTTTTCAATGCTGCTATTTCAGAAGCATTCAAATTAATCAAATCGTGGTGTTCCTTAACCTCAGCCTCCAATCCTCTCAAATCTTCCATAGTGAATCCGCGATTGTCAGATTCAACTATATCAACCTCAACATCTGGCCTCTCATAATACATCGCAGATTCTGTTGAAAGTGATGGATATGGTGGAATATAGATCACAGCTAAATTCATAGTTTCTGGATTGAGAGATGGAACAGACGGAACTGGTTCCGCTGCGCCAGTTTCGATAACGATGTCACCCGTATATGATATATTGACTGTATCATATCTCGGTAAATATGACTGCAGGTCACACTGAAAATTCTGATCAGGAGTCGGGAAGTACACGCCATTGCTATCTATATCAAACGTATTGCCAGCCGATGGGTTAGTTGGAGCCACCGCAGCTGTTCCTGTTGCGCTTGGAGTTACAGTGGAACTTCTAATTGGCCTGAAGTCAACACTATCGCGGAGGTCAATAACATTTCCATCAGAAGTTTTATATTTTGGTATTTCAGCTGTGGTGATCGAACCTGCAGCTGTAGGGTTAGCGTCATCAATCGGATAAGAGTCAACACTCATATATCCGATACCGCCCGATCGGTCTCTACCAAAGTAATTGAATTTGACCAGAAGCCCTTTATTTGCCGTGTCTAAGGAACTTGTAGCCCTTTTCACGAGTCTTGCTGTGTCATATAAGGAATCGCGCTGTCCACTATCTATATAAAAATCAGAAGTTACATCTACGCCATTATCTGCTGTTACTGTAGTATTTGCCCCCGAATGGACTGAGACCAATTCAAACGCATCAGAAACACCAAGCGACCATGGACCAGCAGAACTATCAGTGTGGCTACCTGTGTCGATGTGGATATACTTATTTTTATTTACAGTTTTATTCGCTTGAGTCGCCGAGCTTCTCAAAAGATCAAAATAAACAGAAGCGGCAAACGTAGATGACAAATTAGCGGTTTGTAAATCAATACTATGGGCAGAACCAGTAGAAGTAATTGTACCATTCGACTGCGTGTCAAAGATATGTCCGCTTGGGTAAACCTTTGAGTGCGCTGACGCAGCATAACTCTGACTGGTAGAAACAGTCATTGTCGTGGCACCGCCAATATTGACGATCCTTTGCTTAGGATTCGAAGCGATTTGAATGAAGTCGCCAACAGAATATTGAGTAGTGAAATCCGCGCCAGCCGAACCTGTTACTGTCGCCCCAGTCTGTGCAGCCTCACCAGTCATAGGAGAAGTGGTGACTTCAGACTTGGCAACAATTATTATGTTTCTTTCATCTGGAGATGATAATGGAGAACCAGTATCATTATTTGTTTCGGTTCCGCCTGTATGGGCTGTGTTAGCTGAAACTGTAGCTGTACCACTAGTGCTAAATGTTATAGTTTTCTCAGTCCGCAATACATATTGTGTCTGGGTGCTATCAGTCGCATCAGCAAGTTTTCTGGTTCCAGAACTTTGTATTGGGAATACTAATGTATTCAAAGTTGAATCTTGTAACTTCGCATTACCGCTGGTTTCTAAAACTATATCACCATACGAATCTGGACCAGAAGCATTATTAACATATAAAGATCGAGCATTAGAGAAACTCTTATCTGAATTCATCTTCAAGTCAAAGAGGTAAATTCTAAATTTGCCAGTTGCGGTTCCGGAAGTCCCGTCATGATACTGGAAACCGCGAACTTTAGCAGTACCAATCTTGGTACCAGAAACCGAACCAAGGTTGGCGTAGTTGCCGGTGATCATCTGTTGATCTGTGTCGTAGATGTCAACTTCGCGAAGACCCTGAAAATCCCATGTACCTGTAACTTCGTTACAAATAGCATAGCTACCGAAGTTCTGCCCGATAACAACATTTTCTTTGACTTCATAAGTTGTTGATTTAGAAATATCTGCGCGATAAAGATCCGTGAGCTCTGTTCTATAACCCTTAACATAACCAACCGATGGCTCAACCTCAATAACCAACTTATTGAGATCGCCGCCTTCGACTGCGGTGTATACGCCACTGTTCACTTCTGTTTTTAAATGCTCTTCAACATTTACCTTAAACGGGGAAAGGGCATAGTCGCCCGATTCCTCTCTGGTTCTTAGAGCCAGTTCTTCTTGAAGTTCGCCATATTGAGTATCAGTGTAATCTCTGATGACGCGACCACTTTGAATATCTGCCAGAGGCATAAATCCGACAGTATTGGCATCAGTCAACGAGCGTGTTTTGATTACTGGTAGAAGTTTGAGTCTAGAAGCACCAGGAGCAGAGAAATTAGTTGCACCAGAAGCATTATCTAATAGCGAGGAATCTTGGTTAGAATCAATCAAAGACTCAGTTGTCTCAAAACCAACACGAACACTAGGAGTCAATGAATACTTACTCACAACTCCAATTTGATTTGGTGACCGCACAAAATGCCCTTTGTGATATACCGCACCCTCAGTCACAGAAGCACCAATACCAACTCCCGTGGCAGTATATGCATTAGCAGCTGCCGTTCCTATTGTGTTGGCGGCAACCACGAATTCGTTGTTTGACGAGTTTCTAAAGATTAGCGTTTCGCCATCTTTAAATGTTTTGGTTGCGTTATTTGCGCCAGAGTTTGTGTACGAAACAAATACACTCAGATAATTTGGGGCATTACCTTCAGAACCTTCTTCTGCTGCTATCAGTTTTGCCGTGAGACCTGTAGCTTCTCCAGTTACGGTGCTATTCGCGATCACACCAGCAGAAAAGAAATCATTGAGTAAGAGTACTCGGTTGTTAGCATCTTTATCTCGAAGTTTAACATACTGCCACTGTTGTAGCTCGAGGTCACAACCATTTAATACGGTGCCATTTGTCAGAACCTCAGAACCGAGACGCTCAACTTGATTCTGCAAAATAGTTTGCATTTGTGTGAGTTCTCTAGCCTGAACAGCGTATCCTGGTCTAAACAATACCCGATGAAAATTCTTTTCTTCATCGAAATCATCAAAAAATGGACTTTGGTTGAGGTTTGTCTCGATTGTCATTTATAATACCTTTAAAAATCTAAAATGATTTTAATATCTTCTATTTGTTCTGGAGTTCTTGATACTGCCCTAATGTTCTCAGTATATAGTATTTCGCCAGAGAATGTATTTGCTTCTGGACCTTGTATAGCTTCAACTGTAGCAACAGGAGTATCGCTTGTGCCATTTAAAATAATGTCATCTTTTGTGAACGGCACATGGTTACTATAACTTTGTACACTATTTAGGTACATATTATGGAAGGATGCATCAGATTGCGTCTCATCTTCTCGAATATAAACAATATGAGCATTAGCACCTTGAACAGCGTTAGATAATGAATCAGCCTTTCTTTGGACAGAACCAAGAGTAGTTACAAACTCTAATGTCCCAAGTTCTGCGGCAAGCCGATTTCTTTCATTAGTAATAATGTCATTTGTGACCAAAGGATTAACAGGGGCATTACCATCCATACTTGTGTATGATATAGTGGCTCTTGTGGTGAATCGCAAAGTGGATGGGCTATTTGATGTGTTGGCGATAGACTCAACGGTAACATGGTTATTGTTTGCATCTACTTTAAGTACAGGGTCTTTCAATATGCTCAGAGTCCTGAATTCAGTATTTGATGGAATGTATCCAGCACCCGTAGCAGAAACTCCCTCGCTACCGTTAAACTGTACATTCAACAGTATTTTATCAGCGGCAAGTTCCCTAACTGGATTTGATCCGTGACCGCCGATTGGAGATATTACCGCATTAGCAGTAGCACCCGTCCCGTGAATTGAGTTTGATGTGACGATTGCCTTCGCTCTGGTATATTGAGAACCAACACTAATCACTGACACATTAGCAATAGCACCTGTTACTGGATGAACACGGCTGTATGCTTGAGCGTTATTACCGTCACCAATAATAGTAACTGTGGGCGAGATTATTACTCTTGAGTCTGTATTTGGTGTGGTGGTGAATGCCGCGTTGACTGTCAATGTTTTAGTAGCACCAGACCACTGTACAATCCTCCTAAGCTGACCAACGCCAGTACCCGAAGATATATAGACGCTTGATCCATTATAAAACCCTTGGATTGGGGAAGCACCGCCATCACCTGCGCCTGATATCTTAAGAGTGCTTCTTCCTCCAATTTCCACTACAGCATTAGCAACTTGATGATACCCAGAACCAAGGTTAACAGTTTCTACAATCTCAATAGAGCCGTTCACCGCTGCGTTTTGTACCGCCTGCTGTCTTGTTTGTTCTGGTGAAGCATCGGGAGTCACAATATTCTTTACAGGCATATGAACTGATGTGAGGAACTTATCAGCCTCACCCAAAGAGATTGTGTACAAATACTTCCAAGTATACCCGTCAGAAGTTGTAAACGGCAGAGTCGAGAATCCTGTTGGCTTTACTGCTGACGCTGACCCTTTGTTATTATAGAGGCACTTGTAGACGTTATACTGGTCAGTTAGAGCGTAATACTGCCTTTCAAACATACTTTTATCGGTGTCTCGGTACATAGAATAAACAGTACCTGATGCCCAATCGTATCTAGGAACAACATGAGAAACGCTCCCTACATCAATTTTCTTAGCACCAATAAATTTTCTATGCTGTTCATATTGTAAATTCTGTTCTGTGTCTTCAACAAAATTAGGGTTGGGTTCATTATTCCAATCAGTAGTATTGCCGATAACAGCATAAAGTATGACTGAATTTTTAGTTGATGATCCGTCGCTAGCATTCAATGCTTTGACAAAAGCCTGAGCATTATTGATAGATAAATCTTTAGTTGCGTATCTGTAAAGCATTAGGAAATTGATCCTGTCGTGTAATAAACATTAGCTGACGCTATCCCATCGGCAGCCCACTGAATTTTGGTATTCGCGAGAGTATCGCTCGATACTATATTTAGTGGAATACTATAGTATTGTTTTGGAGAAACTTCAATTATTATTGTCCCATTATTAGCATAATTTGATAAGAATGATGTACTCGTACCAGTAATATTGAAAGTTGTGTTACTCATTGCCGCAGTGCCAGAACCTTGAGCCCTTACACTGTTATTAGCAGTAGAAGCAATATCTACAGAAACATTTGAGTGTGATTGATACTTACCAAACAACCTCTGTCCGGAAGGGTGTACCAACTTTAAGGCGATCTCTTTGTATCGATCCAGAGCCAGAGGAGCGACAACTTGATATGAGAATTCTTGATAGAAATCACTATCCTGGATATAACCACGCTTGGTGGACACATGACTCCTTGATGATGAATAATATCCTTCTGAATTTGCCACATTATCTAATGTCAATTTCACAACAGCTTGAGTGGCGTCGGGGTGATCAGATTCTTGTACTCTAACGGTCTCGTTTTGGAAGTATGAGAAACCAGAGTCAATAACCCTTAATCCAGTGACAGTACCGTTCGCGCCAACGCTTGGTGTTATCTTTGCGTTTTTACCAATAATACCTTCATCAACAACTTTAACAATCTTAGCGGTGCCGACACTTGACGTTGCCCTAGAGTCAACCTCCCCAGGAATAATAGAGCTCTCGAATTTCTTTATCGTTACAGTTGAATTATTGGCAAATTTGACATTTCCTGGTTCTCTTTGTAAGAATGGTTGCCAAACGCGAACTGTAGTTTGATATGTTCCGTTAGCGAGAACAACAGTTTGCGGGATTAAATTTGGACCAGCTCCAGCTTTAATGTCGCCAGAAGCACCTGATGCTGGCTGGAACAGCCCATCATTCGTATCTAATCCATTTACTTGACTATTCGCCGTTCCCCAATTCAAATCTGCAGTCTCTAGAGTGATGTATTGCTCACCAATACCGAGTATGCTTATGTTTGGCTCGACAACGCGGACGGTTGGAGCGACACTAAACCCATCACCACCAACTTTATTCGAGAGGTTCTCGATTGTCCCAAAGGTAGCGGTCTT